TTTGGCTTTCATGACAGCGGCAATGGCCGGCTTTTCAGACCATCCCGGTGCTGCCAACAGGCCCGGAACTTTGCCAATCTGGAAATAAATATCGTCGACGAGTTCCAGCCCTTTGTTTTTGCCATCCGTGGACATGCCGCCGATGATATCGTCATCTTTGACAGCCGTCGGATCTAATTTGTCATAAGCAACATGGATGCTCGATACGGAGGCCAGGGCACCATCATCCAAGAGAGTAATGATGAGCTGACCATCATCGTCGTATGCCGCCGTATAGTCCTTATCCAAGGTAGCTGCGGACCCGTCTGCACCGCCCTTGACTGTCAGCGTATGCAATAAGACCGGATCCGTAAGGATGACCTGTTTCTTCGTAACTGTCTTGGCTGTGTCCGAAACGGATACTTTATGTTTGTCTGGGTCCAATACATTGACAAATACAATTGGTTTTACATTGTACAGTTTAAATTCGGTATACATCGCTTCGCAGAGCGTGTACTTATCCCAGTCTGGATGATACCCCAAATTCTGCGTCGCTTCCTTCCAGCTGTAACAGATGACGGGTTTATTGACATAGGCCGTCGGGTCTTCTGTCAGATGGACAGGCGCCGTCCCGAAGACAACCGGCAAGCCGGAATCAGTGGCGACAGTCGCCACAATCGAGGTCGGGACTTCGCTTGCTTTTACGCCGTGGAAAAATGCCATTTTATTTACCTCCGTGTAATGCCATGGCCCGTTTATACATGATGTTTCTCAACGAGCCTGTAGATTTAACTTCTTTTTGTGCCGCATCTAATTCGCCCGCTGTGACGAACAGATGCTTATATACCGGGTCGTCCTTATATTTTGCAGGAATCCCGTCTGCGAAAATCTGATTCGTGTGGATTTCCGTGTCTTTATAGGCTGGGCCGACGTAGATGACTGGCCCGCTGTTTTCACTCATCGTATCTGCCTCCTAAAACCTCCCAATGAGTTTGACGTGGCTGCGGAATGAATACGTCGAACTCAATGACTCCTACCCATTGTGGGAACGGCTGGTCATCGGGAATCGTCGTCTTGATATTCCCGTCATCTATATCAATGAACCATTTCTTGGCAATGGGATTGTTGGCCAGCAGGTGATAGCGGATGAATTCGAGGAAATGGAACAACATATGAGCTCCATAGGTCATATCTTCATCGTAAATAGTCGCGTAGATGACGATAGACGTAACGGACTTATCCCGGTCGTCTGTCGTAGCTTCTGGCCGTACCACGACGGCCGGACAAAGTTTCTTTTGGTCTGCCCGGTTATTCGCCCGGGGCAGGAATCCGGCATATACATTTACATCCGTATCGACACTCGAAAAGATATTTTCTGGCCGGCCTTCACAATATTCCTGGTAAGCCGTGAATTTTTCTTTCAAGAATTCCGCGATACCTTCCGCGCATTCCAATGGGGTCATCGCATCACTTCCCTAGTCTGTATTCGATTTCATGTTCCAATCGTTCTTCAAAGACGTCACTGCCACGATCCATCATGACGCTCAGGACATCGGGATTGCCGAATAACTGCGGCACGGCCGGCCCATAGATACCTTTCAGCGGGTATCTTTCCTTGCCCTTACGGGCGACGAATGCCCCGCCCAGGCTAAAGCCGCGGGGGACATGCGTCATTTTCCCGCGCTTTACGGATACGAAGACGCCGTCCCGCCGCTTCTTGGCCTGATATTTATGGATTGCCTCGGGCGCCCCTTTGACAAGGATGGTAGCGCCGTCTTCATCGGCACGTATCTGTGCCTTAGCTTTCAAGTCCCCGGCCTTCATGGTATAAATGCTTCGGATTTCCTTTGTCCCTGCCGTCCTGGCGGCTGTGGCCGCCCGCTTTCCGGCAGCTACAGCCGCCCTGGCGATTTCTTTATCGCTCAGAGAGGACAAGGCGTCCATAAGCTTTTTGTCACCTTGAATGTCGATTTCTACGCTCATAGGCCCTCCTAGTGATTCTTGTGCAGGGTCATCGTCAAGATACCCATGTCGTCGATGACATTATCTACCAGGCAGTAATCGCCATCGACAGTAAAACTTTCTCCTTCCGCTGGGACTTCTCCGTAATCGTCTTTAGCGATATGAATGATGATGACCTGGCCATGGGTGCTCTCGAAGCCGGAATAGATTTCCTGTGTCTGGAACATAGCGTCTTCTTTGGGACTCTGCACGATGCATGTATACTTCTTGCCATTCAGCTCATGTGTTTCGGCAAATTCATCAGCATTGAGAAAAGCCGGAATGTCCGAAGCTACCATTTCTTTGAACGTGCTCATTTTTGGACGGCTGCGGCGGCATCGGCCTGGGGCAGTTCCATCCCTGGTTCGTCTGCCGGCGATTCTTCCGTCTCTGGCTCATTAGCCGGGGCCACTTTGTCCCCAACCAAGGCAACAACTTGTTCATCGGCCCGTTCCATGAGTTTTTCCGCTTCATCGTCCGGCAACTCGAACGAGTCGCCAGTCCGATATAAGTGCTTGCCCATGGAAACGCAGCCGTATGTAACGACTAACTTCATGGTCCTCCCTCCTATTTCGCTTTGATGACGGCCCAATCGTCGACAAACTGCGGAGCCAGGACACAACGGCAGTACATGTAGAAGCTCAATACCTGCGTATCCTTGTTGCCGTTATAGTACGGCACATACGGTGCAACGAAGGTTTCGTAGGCCGTGCCGGCATCATTGAGCAGGGTGCAGGCGCCGTGGAGCTGACTGCCGCGGCCCGGAATGGCGATGATGGCCGTATCGGGGTTGATGAAATACTGCGATTTCCCGGCATCGTCGGTGTACGTTTCTGCATAGGTATAGACGTCGAGGTTCAGCGATTTGATGCGCCCGACGTGAGTAATCTGCGGGCTGATAATCTGCGGCTGGAAGCCCATGAGGGACAGATTGTCCGCCGTCGGAACCATCATCCATTTCATGATCTGGTCATTGCTCAGCAAATAATCTGCGATATTTTTCCCACAAATCATCATGGTCGGGACGATACCGGCGTCTTCCTGGATGAGTTCCGAAGCGTTCTTGATGTCGCTGTAAATCGTCGCTCCGGCTTTATCCCAGGTTGTCGTCGGCGTGACTTTATGGTCAAAGTCAAACGCAATGGTGTCAATCAACACCGTCTTGCCGTCATCGGCATAACCTTCGATGTCGCATTTACCAGTCTGCAAGATATCCGCCGCCATCTTCGCTTTACGGTTGATGATTGCGTTCTGCAAATCCACCATATCTTCAGCCTGCTTGATGGCTGCGCGCTGGGCCGGTGTCGTCGTGCTGTAGATGTTTTCGCCAAAGCCGCGTTCCGATAATTCTTCCGGATCTACTACCTTACTCGGCCCCATCATCGGCGGCTGGTAGATAGCGATTTTAGAGCCCGTGTCTTTCAGGCTCGCTCCTTTTGCGCCACGAACGACAAAGGGGGCCAGCTGACGGCCACGCTTGCGGTATTCTACGGCAATTTTGGTCGTAACGGCTGTCGCCGGTACAAGCGGGAAAAATGTATCAAGCAAAAAAGATGCCGGCGGCGTAATCCGTTCCATTGCCTGCATCAAAGATACAGTATCTCTCAATTCAATAGCCATGTTCAGTTCCTCCTAGTGTACAGATGTCAAGAAAATACCGGCATTTCGCAATTCTTCTTCATGGGCGTCAACCGTATCTTCGCTGGCGGCAATGAGGTATTCGCGATGGAATCGGCCGGAAACATAGACCGTCGCAACGGTGGCTTTAGCATCCACGTCGCAACTCAAAATAGCATTGGCAACAGCGGCTTTAGCCGTAGCCACAGCGGCTGTCCCAGTAACGGTCATCAGCGTGCCGCGTTTCATAGCTGTCCCAGCCGTTAATGTGACGTTCTTGAGCAAAATGGGAATTTCCGGCCCGCCGATAAGCTGGTCGTGTTTAATGTCGATGACTTCTCTGATTGCCATTATTTTGCACCTCTCAATCTATTCGCTGCATTGACTACATCTTCAATGTCCTGAGCTTTCTTTACTGCTGCCTGGTTCTGCGGCATTCCTGTTTTCGGCACAGGTGTTACCTGTTCAGATCCTGACTGCATCTGTTCCATAATCATGGTGCGTACGCTTTCCAATGCCTGGTCACTCGGCGACTGTACGCCGGCGACGGCTTCGATATAGGGAGCTACATCATCCGCTGTCCGACCGTCGCTGATAGCCCGGTCAATCATGGCATCGGTGTATACGTTCCCGTTTTTCAGTGCCTTCAATTCAGCAATTCGCTTCGATTCATCCGCATCCTTGTTCGCGTTCTGCGGGTTCAACCCCAATAAGGCTGCCAGTTTGCTGGCTAAGGTTTTATCATCCATATTTTTTTCTCCTTTGTTGATGATCTTTTCAAGCTGTGCCCGGTTCTTCATGTGACACGGGCAGGAAATATTATTGACAATCAGCATATTGTCATTCAGGCTGGCCGTGACCTGATAGTCTTCGTCGATGGCGTCGATGAAACCATTTTCCAGGGCCTGGTCGGCCGTCATCCACGTTTCATCGTCCATCATCTGTGCCAATTCATCCGTTGTCTTATGGCATCGTTCCGCATAGACGTTCAAAATCGTTTCTTTCGTCGATGCCAGCGCTTTCTGTAATTTGGCCAGGCCCTGTTCATCATAGCCGCCGATGAGAAAGGAGGCCGGGTTGTGAATCATGTACAGTGCATTCCTCGGCATTTCTACGCTGTCTCCCGCACAAGCGATGATAGTGGCCGCGCTGGCACACATCCCGTCGATGTGCATGGTCTTCTTGCCGCTGTAGCCTTTGAGCATCGTATAAATGGCCTGGGCCGCGAACACGTCGCCACCGGGACTGTTGATGCGTACAGTCAGATTCTTGCCGCCACATTCTTTTAAATCGTCGTTGAACTGGCGCGGCGTAACGTCATCGTTGTACCATGACTGCGACGCGATGGTGCCATACAGCAGCAGTTCTGCGTTGTCGTCGCCCGCTTCATTGACGAAACGCCAAAATCTTTTACTCTTCATTGGTTGTCTCTCCTTTGTCGGCCAGCACTTCCGGGCTTCCGATAGTCAGACCGTATTTTTCAATCATCTTCTGTTCGTACGCCAGCTGTTCCAGATTTTCTTCCAAGTCCGTGCCTGTCAGCTCAGCCGCTTCTCGTTCTCTTGTGCTCAGGCCGTATGTCGTCCGCAAGGCGCTGCCGTTGACATCTTTTACCGGGTCAAGTATCGTCATGGTCGGTCCGTACCAATCGGCGTTGCACCAACATTTCCGAATCAATGGATCCGTGAAGAATCCCGGGGCTTTGACGCGCCCGATGGCAATGGCTTCGGCCAGCCACATTTCATAGACAGGCTGGCAAAAATCGCGGGCGAACCAAATGCGCCGGCGCTTATATTCTTCCCACGCCTGTAGCATGGCGGCACGGGAGGCCGAATAGGATGACGTGAAATGCTTCATCAGGACTTCGTAAGGTTGGCCGATGGCGCTGCCGACCATTTCCAACAGCTTCGTCGTGAAGGCGTCGAACGTTGACATGCTGCGCGACGCATCGACGCTTTTGACATCGACGCCACGAGGAAGGGCATTGATGGTCCCAGGCCCTAATGCGTATTCGTCCGGGTCGATGACGGGGCCTCCCTGGGGGTCAATGGTTTTGCCGATGAAGTCATTCAGCGTGCCGCCAGATGTCTGGGACTCTGTGAAAAACAGTGAGAAAAAAGACTTTACAATGGCAGCTGTCAGCTCGGCTGTCGTGTAACGGCTGACTTGTTTCAGCGTTTCAATGACAGGGGATAAATACGGCGCTCCTCGATATTGTTCCGGCCGCTGGTCGTTGCTGGTCTGTATGATGTTTGGCATGCCGCAAATGTCGCCCCATGCTTTGACGCGGGTCCAGGTGGCAATCGTCCCTATGTCTACCGGGTCGCCAGGTACTTTGTTCGATACCCAATAGGCGGCGACGGCTCCATCCGGGTCGATTTCTACACCGGATATGATTTTGTTCCCCGGTGTGGGCGCCGTCATTTCTACGGCATACGGCCCGGTAATGCCATAGTAGTCCCGTCCATAGGGATTGCTTACCCGGTTTCCTTCTAGGAGTTGCAGGCGCAAGCTGTACGGCATATCTGCTGTCGGCGGTCGGCGCTTGAACAGGCAAAAAGCATCGCCATCCACGAGATAGCCCGTGTAGTTGATGTCCTGCATGTCGTAAAAATTATTTCGCCTCGTCAAATCGCACTGTGTCGAGCTGGCCCACAGGTCGAATTCTTGGGCTACATGGCGTGACCATTCCCGTGATTCGTCGGCCGTCATGCCTAACAGCTTGTACTTGGGACGCGGAAACAGATGCAACCCCGCCCCGATGGTGTGCAGTGAACTGGTCATGATGGCCGCTGCTCCAATGGGCGTATTGATAGACTGGTCGGCACTGCGGTTGCGCAACGTATACAGATTGGCGTTTACGTCTGATTTTGCGGAATATTTTCGCGGATTGTAGGCTTTTAGAATATTGCTTTCGTGCGAAGCCCCGCCGTTTGAATAACCGCTGTTCTGGATTGTCGGCGTCCGCGCCTTTTGTCGTGACCGTTTATTTCGTTTTGCCATGTTCGGCCCTCCTTAATCGAAAAATACAATGCGCTTCCCGCGCCCTTTCCCTGGCGTTTCGCTGTCGTCCAGCGTCGCCCCGCTGGCAATCAGGTTGTCGATGGCGACGCGAATGCTGGACAAGTCCGCCCTTGTCAGGGTCCGGTTCCCGATGGTATACGACTGTCCCATCAAAACGGCCTTCTCTGCTTCTACATACCGGGCCAGTCGTTCATTTTGCAGTTTACTCATAGTACCTCCTACCAAATGTTCGTCTGTTTGCTGACCCGTCGTTTTCTTGCGGGCTTAGGTTGTTCTTTTCTGACGGCCGCTTCCTTCGCCGGCTGTTTCATGATAGCTTGTAGTTCATCCCAGTGCGGATTGACCGACAACATGCATCCCAGATTGTAGACACGAAGATCCAGAGGTTCGTTTCGGACACCTGTTGTCGTTTGCCATACCTCCCGGATAACGCCGTTTTTCTTGACTTTCGTCTTATGTTCGGATATAAGTCCCTTGAAATAAAGTTCGTCATATCCCCGGTTATCCAGGCCGTCGCTGTTTTCATTCAACGGGAAATGCATGTATTGAGGCCCTGGGGCTTTGATGGCCAGGCGGTTCATAACCTGCTGCTTGCCGTCGTCGACGCCGAGGATGACCAACGGTATCGGCGTCCCCGATGCCTTCCCGATTTTGTAGTTCAACGGTATGCCCGGCATGTTGCTGTAACCTTTGATAGCGAACCGCTGTTTGGTAAAATTCGCTTCACAATAGCGATAGACATGGCCGGTATAATGGCCGCCAGAGTCGATGAAGGTACGAACGATTTTCAGCCCGGTTCCGTTTTTGAACCGGTACACGTGTTCGAGGATGGTGTCCAATTCTTCCCATGTTGATTCCTGGTCTGGACGACCTAAAATAACGCCCTTGCGGATACCCCACGACTCTTCACCGGCTCCCCAGCCACAGACTTCATATTCCAGTCGGTTGTCCTGGGTATCGACGGCTGCTGTCAATAACAGTACGCCATCGGGCAACTCTGCTCCATACAATTCGCGGCGCCTGACGAAGATCGTTTCATCATCGAACGCCCCTGGCTGTCGATAGCTTTCGCCAAACCGCGTGTTGACCACAACTTGTTCGCGTGTCGGGTCCCCTTTGGCTTCCAACCATTCCCGCATGATTTCATTCCAGCTGGTCCAGGGAGAAGTGAAGGCATTGATGAAAAAGGAACGGATACCATTCGACCTGGCCTTTGGATTCTGTGCTCGATAGCCTTGAACGGCGTTCTTCATTTGCCGTTCCGTGAATTCATAGCCACATGCAGGGCATCTCCATTTCACGTGATGTACGATAGCATGACGTTCGCCCCGGTCATCTTTGTAGGTCTCTGCATCGGTTTCCATGTCGAGATACCGGAGCAGATGCCATTCCCCGCAATTAGGGCATTGATGTTGCCATTCTTCCTGCGTTCCGGCGATGTATTCCGCATCAATCCGGCTGCTTCCCTCGGTTGTCGGCGTCGAAAACAGCCCCATGACCCGATTCCAGAAAGTCGTCATTCGTTTGGCTGCCAGGTCTACCGGGTCGCCTTCGGTGCCAGCCGAATCGGGGAATCGGTCCACCTCATCGGCCAGCAGAATCCGTATCGGACGGCTGGCCAGTCCGGCCGGGCTGTTAGCTCCACACATGACCAGTCGGCCGCCTGGGAAGAATTTCGACAGAATCGTGTTGTTTCCATCCCTGGTTTTAGCCGTCTTGTCCCCGGCCCGCTTCACATCGTAGAACAACGAACTCAATACGGGCGTGTCGCGGATCATGGGAGCAATACGTGATTTGGAATAATCCTGGGCCATGTCTACTGTCGGCTGTATCATCATGATGGAAGCCGGGTCCAGGTGGGCAAAGCGGCCGATGACGTTGTTCATGATGTCTGATTTGCCAATCTGCGCCGCCGACTTGACGACGACGCGATGTACACCGGGTTCTGTGAAGGCATCCATGATGGCCCGTTGATACTCGGCCCGTTCCGTCCGCCATTTGCCCGGCTCTGACGAAACACCAGCCGACAAATAGCGATACGTATCAGCCCATTCGCTTACAGACGTCTTCGGCAGCGGTTTCAATCCGTGTCGGGAAATGTATTGCCACAATTCTTTCGCTGACTTCATGGCTCGTCCTCCTCTTCTACTTCTTCATCGGTGAAGAGATCCGGGCTATATTCACTCAGCTCAGATAGCTTTTCTTCCAATTCTTTCGTCAATCTGGCGTAAATTTCTTCTTTGGTTTTCCCTTCCAGCTGTGGCGCCAACTTTGTCGGCAGTCCCAACAGCTGCGTCCTCAAGTTAGACAACATTTCCGTCATGACTAATTCGACCGTTTTGGCACTGTATACGCGGTGTTCCATTTTAGCCAGGCGCAATTCAGCGATTTCCCGCTTCGTCTTTTCATGCCGGGCCTTTTCGGTCATGTAGTCTATGTCTTCATCGCCGCCGTTTCCTTTGGTGGCGTCTTTGTAATTGAGGATGGATTGTACCAAAAAGACGCCGCCACTCTTGTCTTTTTCATCGCGAATGACGACGCCTTCCTGGATTAACTGAGATATTCTGGGAGGGGTTAAGCCGATTGCGTCGGCCAGCGAACGCTGAGTAACCGTGATTTCACGGGCTTTCCCGCGTACTTTCATGACGCCCTCCCTCCTCTCTGACTTAACATTTTGGTTTGTTTATGCGAACGCATGAGCTATATAAATAAATCATACCCCGCTTCACATAAAACCATTTGAAAATATAAATTAAGGGCTGAATTTTACTAAAATCTAGTTTTCTTTCGGGCGCCGCGGTCTCGCAAGGCTTTTGTTAACCCAAAAGAACCTAGTCGAAAAAATCCAGAAATAAAAATTTCCGGACTCATCGAATCAAAAATCTTATTTTCCTCAAGTTGACCAGAAACCTTCGCAAAACCTTTCTGTTTTGTATCCAGTGTCACCGATGCGCACAGCATACAGGCAAGGTACATCCTGTGCATCGACCCATGGCGCATGGCTGCTGTCCGGGTAGTACAACACCCCGTCTTTGTGGACGGGGTGCTGCTCCTTGCGTGTCTATCTATTCTTGAGGGGTGAAAACAATCATGTGCTCTACGCCATTTCCATTGCTTCACATATACACTATACCACAGGTCCAACGTGAACTACCATGAACTAGCATGAACTAATTTTATTTTTTTTGAAGATTTTGTCGAATTCTTCCAGCGCCTGGGTACGCAGTCCGTTTCCCTTTCGTCGAAGCCAGCTGACTGAGCAGATTCCTTCGCAGGCTTTTTCCCAGGTTTCGTGCCACAAATAATGCCGCTTCATTATCGCCTGCATCCGTTCGTCATCCATACATTCGACGAGCTTCTTGAATTCCCACGGGCGGTTTACGGTCTGAAGGTACTCACGTAACATTTTGTCGCGCTTATCCAGAAAACCGATAATCCGGTCTTCCATCGCATTCCGCCCATTCCCGCCGCTAACTCGCGGCTTTTCATAATCAATGGCATTCAATGCCAGCAAGTCGTGTTGGATCTGACTGATTTCTTTCAGCAGCATGTTGGCTTTTTCTTCCGACTCATAGACCAGTTTGAGATACTCTGTGCTTGTCACGCTACCCCTCCCTTTAATTTCTGTGCCGGCGTTTCCGCTTCAATGTCCAGCGTCATCTGCGCCCGTTTTCCCTGGATGAATAATTCCGCTTCCTTCATGGCGCTTCGCACGGCATTGTCCAGCTCCATCCAAGCTCTAGCGTAAATCTTTTCCGTCTTGAATGTAGCGACTAATCCGTCATCACCGTGCATCGCTCCGGCTAATACGTAATTATCGACGCTGTTGTCCCGATTGTATTTAATTACGATGTCTTCAATCTCCCCGTCGCATACCGCGGCAAAGCAGGTATCCACATTGGCCATGACATGAAAAATATGCTCCATGGCCTCGTACAATTCTGGCCTGGCCAGTTCTTTGCTTTTCAGTACATATTCCCGCGGCACTTCTTTTTCGTTTTCGAGGTATCCGATTCGGACAACATTACTGCGCACGTGAATCTTGCTGATGATCATAACTTCACCTTGCTTTCGATGAACGTAATGTGCACCTTGAATCCGCAGATGGTTGCGATTTCTTCCAGCTCCCGCTTCAACAGCATCCGGCGTATACGATACCTGCGGTTCTTCCGCTTCTCCTGCCGCTTCTTTTCAACCCGGCTGATTGCTTTTTCCGCTGTCGGGTCTTGGTAGTGTTCACTGTTCATTCGCCTCGCCTACTTTCCGAAAATCTTTTCCGACACTTCGTTCATGTCAATGTCTTCCTCTGTGTGCTTCTTCGGTCGTCCTGGATGTTTCTTGGGCTTGGCTGGCGTTTCCAGATTGTCCAAGATGCCGCCGCCCGTCAAAATGTCCAGAACTTTTTTCACGGATTCGTCGTCCCCGGTAATGCTGATATGCACTTCCATCGTCTCACCTCCTATTCCTTGCGCGCGCCTGCATCCCCGTAAAGGGTTCGTAAGTAGGCAACGCACTTCGTTCGTATTTCTGCCGCCCTGGCCCCGTGATGGCGTTCATAATGGCATCGCTCACAAAGCGTGACGGTTTTGTTGATTTCGTCTGATTTATAAATCCCGCACGGCTCATGGTGCATCTTTTCCCCGTCGTCGATGTATCTCCCGCAGACGATGCACTTATACCCGTCTCTTTCGTGTACGCTGTCGTTGAGCCGTTTTAGTTTAACTCCCCGGAGGCGTACTCTTTTTGTCTTTGCAATATACGTCGCTATCCCTCCTCGTCATTTTTACCGTGATATGCCAGCCCGTCAATTCATTGAACGTACTGCTGGCTTCGATGAATTCATAGCCAGGATATAATTTCTCCCATACGTCACGGCAGTCGGTCTGCCCGGCCAGTTCTTCCAGCTTGCGATGCGTAAACGCCCAGTCTGTTTTCGTGACCTTCGGGTTTTCCAGATTTCGAGAACAAATATATGTGTTCTCGAATTTCTCTTTGTCGCGGGCTTCCTTCATGATGTATTGGCAGAGCCGCTGCATCAATTCTGCATCGTCTATCCGCAACCGGCTGGCATTGCTCAGGCCGTTACCCCAAACGTCTTCCAGCTCATTGCGGTCCAGGCCCCCGCTGATGATCATGTGAAAATGAATATTCGTTCCCTTTCGTTCGATGGCCCCCATATACTTTGCCGAGGGAAGCCCCGCTTTTTTACGCCGACGATTCACGCGCTTGATGAAATTGTGGAAGTCTTTCTTGGCATCCTTCACGTTGTCCCGACGGTGAAGCGTGTCATAGGTCAATGTCAAATAAACGTCGTCCCTGGTGAAATTCGTTTTTACTTTTTGACGGAATGTCCGCAATGCCTTCTTTTTATTTCTGCGAACTTGATCCGGTGATGACAGGTTGACTTTCTTTTCTCTCATCTTCTTTCCTCGTTCCCGCATATCAGTAACTTCAAACAAATCCGTTTCAAAATATCTTTTTCCGCAGAAATATTTCACATTACGAACAAACCCCATGGTCTCACTTCCTTTCCAGGTGGCACTAAATATAACGCCTACTACAAGCCCCAATGGGCCTGTGGCCCATCACTTCCTTTATATACATATATATGGAAAAATGGAGACGCTCGAAATGAACGTTTCCATTGTCCCTTTTTAATTTAAGATGTGGGCCAGAATATAAATAAATCCGCCCCAAAATAAAACACTGATGATAATTATTCCCCGCCATACCATGGCCCTGAGTCCATGATCTGTTACGTGCATTGTGCTTTCCATTCCTTTCGTTCTTTGCTGTTCATCCACGTCTGATAATCCATGTTGTGAAGTTTCGCTTGTTCGATATCGAGGCCCAACGGCGATAACGGCTTCTTTAGTTTGCGCCGGGGTACGGGCTTTTCATCCCCATTCCCATAGCACATTTTTTCCTTCCACTGCTTATTCGCCTGCCGTGACAGCCGCTGCTTTTCTGTATTCAAGATATTCTTGGCAATATTTCCACATTCATGGCTGCACACATATGGCGATGTGTAGTGTTCCAGTGGCCGCCCACATACGATACACTTCTTCAGTTTCTTTCTCGTCTTCATGCGCCGCCACTTTGTATATTCATCTAAGATGCGATGCCGGCATGATTCGCAGTACTTTCCATTTCCCTTGGCCTGGAATTCCCGGCCACAGCAAGGACAAATCATATTTCCACCCCTTATCCATAAATCTTTACTTCTCCGTACTTTTCTTCGCAGGCAATCAGCCCCGGATATACCTGACCACATTCGACGGCCATACATTTCATAAATTCTTCAATCCCCGGCTCTCCTTCGCGGATACAGCCGGCATAGAATTTGATTTTCTGCTGAATGGCTTTGAGACGCTGCGCCCCGAAACCGAACAATTCGTGAATGGCCAGGAACAGGTGAATGTACGATGCTTCGACGCTGGCCATCGCCGACGTCCGCTGATAGCGCCCATTCAAGCCCACTCCGGATATAATCCAGTTGATAAAGTCCCGTTCCAGTCGTTCGCTGACTCCTAACGCCTCCATTTTCTGTCTCATCGCAATGAAGGCCGTCCCTTCGAATGTAGGATCATCTTTTATTTCCTGCCTGTTGTATTCATTGCATTTCATTTTGATTCGTTCCAGACGTTTTTGGCCGAAGCCATAGTCATCATGAAGGGCCATGAATACGAGTGTTGCCGTTGTCGTTTCGCCGGCATTATTACCGATGGTTAGGTTCTGCACTTTCGTCCGCATCTTTCGTGCTCCTTTCTACATATTTGATGATAGTATGTACTATTTGCTCCGCTTCTCCTGGTATGCATAGGTTGCCGAGCCGTTTTATCGATGTGCGGTTCATAATGGCTCCGAAGCCTACCTGTGGCAATACCGGGAACTTGACCTTCCCGGTTAAATTATTTGCTTCCAGCATGGCCATCTCATAGCGGCAGCGGTCCGGCTCATAGATGACGATTGCATAGCTTGGCTTGCCCATGTCGATTTCGATGACGTCTCCATCGAAGATATCCTTGTTATCGCCGCCGACGATGCCGATGCTGTGGCGGCATGTTGTGCTAAATATTTCATTTTTGGGTGTGACCAGGTATTTCATTGGTGACCTCATTTTTCTGTATTGGTCAACAACATAAAGGACCGCTTCCCGGATATCTTTATCTTCCGGTTCTGTTTCTGGTTCTTCGTCCAGTTCTATTTCTTCATCCGCTTCTTCCGGCAGCGTTTCTTCTGGCTTTTCGTCTTCTTCTAAATGCAACGCATCATTTTGCGTTCCATGCGTTACTTTGTGTGTTGCCGGCGTTTCTCCCTGCGTCTCTGGATAATAGACGGGTTCTGTCTTTTCCGGTCCCGCCACGGGCGCGATGAAGACTTCGATGGCTTTCAGCGTGATTTCCGTGTCGTCTTTATGCTGCTCATAGAATTCTTTTTGCATATCCGGCGTCAGCTTCGACAGCTCATAGGCTGCCGAGATGCCAAGCTTGCCGCTTTTCATCCAGTCTTCGTAGTACTTACGCAGGTTATTCGAGATGGCCGAGTACCTGGCAATGTTGGTCTTGCTTTCGTGCAGTGTCTTAGCGATGGCATCGCGCTTGCGGCCTGTGATTTTCCCGGTCATGACGCCGTATTTAAACAGACTGTTGAGCTGTTTATACTGTTCGACTCGTTCCCAGGCAGTCAAGTCCCGGGACGTACTGTTCGTATCGATAAGCAGCAGTTGATTTCCATAATGGTCCGTAGAGATTTCGCAAGGTACGGTATCGGGAATCCCCACAGTCTGCTCTTTCAGCAGCTCTTTGACGGCCTTGCACCGGCGATGGCCGGATACAATCATGTACCGTCCGTCTTTCATCGGTTCGACAATCAAGTTCTGACGGACGCCGCCGGCGGCGATAATCGAGTTCTTCAATTCTTCTACATCGCCGACGATATAGAAGTTATCCGGGTTCTCTACGAGCAGATTGACCGGAATCTGTTTAATAGTTCGGTCCTTGTCCTTGTTGACGAGGCCCATGTTTTCCATTAAGCTCATTCTTTCACCTTCTTTATGATTTCATTGGCTAATTTTCTATATTGCCATGCTGGTTTGAGTGTCATACCGAGTTCGGCCAGCGGCTTGCACATCAATGTACTGTCGATGATCCAGCGGCTCCGGCTGATTTTCGTATCGAAGACAGGGAAGCTGGCTCTTAGCAGTCCTTCCGCTTCATCGCTCAGCGTCGTCCGTTCGTCATGCGTGATGAGCACGCCCAACAGTTGGAGAGCCGGATTGATTTGCATGACGTCCTGAAGCTGTGTGTCGAGTTCCACCAGTCCCTGGCTGGAAAAGGCGTCCAGCCGCACTGGGATGACGATAAAGTCCGCGATGCTCAGCGCGTTAATGGTCAGCATGTTCAGTGCCGGCGGGCAGTCGATAAGGACAATGTCATATCCGCTGCCAATGTCGGCCAGAGCATCGACGGTCTTGCTTTCGTAATAACTGCGTTCCAATTCATACAAATCCATATTTCCCGGCATGAGCGACAGAAACGGCCAGTCCGTGCCGATGATTTCTTTTTCCCGCATCCCACACGGAGCTGACTGGTCGTACCGTTTGTAGAACTGTGTCAGATTTCCTTGCGGGTCACAGTCAATCATGAGTACTTGCGGTGCCTGGCCGCGATGACTGCCAGGCACGTGATGCGTTCGTTGTGTGGCATAAAGGTGGGCCAGGTTCGCCGTCGTTACCGTCTTACCGACGCCCCCTTTTAGGTTGTAAATAGCGATTTTCATGTGTTTTCTTCCTCTCTGAATAGCGGCAACTCCATAACATCTTCCCCATGAACCACGGACAATCTTCGCAGTGGTCCTGGCAGATGTCCCTTTTATATTTGCGGCAATAGATCCAACTGTGTGTCGGCTGGCCGCATAGCGGACACGGGTCCATTAGTATACCGTCCCTTTGACGATATTGTAATGAGCGCAATGACCGTCTTGCCAGCGGATGCAGGGAAAGCCATCTTTGTAATACATTTCCTCGGCGTACCCGTGCCAGTGTCCGGCATGGATTTCTTTAGTCGCCAGCTTGATGGCCGCCTGGGCAATGTCTTGATGGACGTTACGGTTCTGCATCCGCCGGAACCACTTGCTTTCATCCTGCTTTTTCATAGCTATTCCCTCATTTCACAGGCGTATTTCTTTTTGATTTCGGTGAGGATATCGACGTATAACATCATCCACCGTTTTTCATCCAGTTCATCGCCGAAGCCGTGTTGGTTTTCGATATCCTGCTGCATGATCATCAACGTGTCCAGGCTCAGTGCCGGCAACACCTTCTTGATATAGTCGGTGACATCGTAGATGATGTGCGTCCGCCGTCCCAAGGCATAGCGCATAGCACAGCAGAGTATTTTTTCATAGGCTTCATCGACTGGCATAATATTCACGTTATTTTCCCCTCCTTGGCGTCGACGCAATCGGCGCCCAATACTGGACCTCTTGCATTGTGACAAGGCGGATTTCCCCGTCTACAATCCAATGATCCATGCAGAACGTGCCTATTGCAACAAATTCCCAGTCTGTGCCTACATTCATTGCGACAAGTACCCTGCGATGCGGGGCCGGTAATTCATAGCGTGTGTCTACCCATTTCATGATTTTCGCCTGCCTTTCAGAAATTAATGACTAACCGCTGCCCTGGGCGGATGTCGTCATTACTATTGATATCGTTATTCACGCTGATTTCATAGATGACTTCACGGATATCCATACCGCGTTCATCCGCGATGGGCCTGGCGATTTCCCACAGCGTTTCTCCCTGGTCCACGATGTGGACTCGGGCATCTTCCTGGGCTTTCACTGTTTCTCCCAGTGAATGGCCTACATACAGGCCGACACTGCAAGTCACAGCTAGGGCAAGTAAAAACCGTCCAATATGCCTTTCTCTTTTCATCGTTTTCCCTCCTGTTCACGCTAATTCGATTCCAGGAAATACGTCGTCATAGACGTTCTTCCTGGTCATACCGATACGATTAATAGCCCGTTCGCGAAGCCAGGCAATGATGCTTGTCCGTTCAAATACGTAGGTGTTCCCTTCTTTAATGCACGGTGCGCCTTCGTAGATCCATTTATCTACGATTTCCTGGCTTCTCCCTGTTACCTGTGCCAGCTCTTTTCGATTCCACGTGAGCTGGTCGCACAGCTTCATCTTTTCCATGGGTCTTCGTTCCATCTTCTTCCCTTCCTTCACTTGTCGTGCTATAATGTAGCTATCAACTTTTTTCCAAATCTTTTTTCCTTTAGAGCCGTCCGGTTGCCGCCGGGCGGTTCTTTTTTTGTGTCCGTTTCGGACACGTTAGCCAAAGTGTCAGCCCTCGTCCTGCCAATTCAAAGATCTTGTCGATGAGCGGCTGTATGGCTAAGGCTTCGTATGCGTCGATTTTGTCGTCACAGCAGATTTTCTCCAGCTTCATCGAGTCGTTATTGGCTTCTGCCAAGGCGATATGGTATTGCATGGCTCCGGCCGCAACGCCTGGCAGTTTGCCGATTTTCGGCAGGATCATCCTGCCAACTGCCGATTCCTGGGACAAGTAGGAATAGCCTAGGCACGGATTGTTAAAAACCTGCATCATGGCGGCGACCATATCGTCGCCTGGAAGTATTTCCCCGCCTTCATACTTTGCGTATGTCCTGACGGACACGCTCAGCGCTTCCGCTGCCTGCTCTTGTGTAAGACCTGCACCCTTGCGGGCCCTTTTTATCTCCAAACCAAACCGCTTACTCATGTGTCATTTCTCCTCTCGTGCCACCGCCCATGCTATAATTACTTTTGAAGGGAGGTGAATATTATGGCTGACTTAAAAGATTATCTTAATCAATACGCTCCTGGCATTAATAATTTAATGCAAAATCCGTTTTACCAAGATGCTGTAATACAGCAACAAAAAAATATTTTTCAGGATAAATTGAAGTCATACAATAAAAAGCGGTTTAATCTTACGAATAAAGAAATTGATTCTTTGATTCTATCTATTGCCTCTGGCAAAAACACATATAAGGATTTTCAAGACGTAATCCCTGCGATGAATTCTCCTACAATGTGCTATTACCTGATAGACAAGCCACAGGTCGGGCCTAACCAATTTGAAACTTATAATTTAATTGGCCCCAATCTGCCTCGATCAACCTATTTTCAATTTGAGGAAGTTCCAGAAGATTTCTTTTACCTGTATGAGTTCAAACCCACTGATACTTTTATTTTGAATATCCCTGGTGAAAACAGACTATACGAGTTACAAAAGGAACAGGAATCTTTAAAGCTAACCCAACAAAGTATCTCCAGTGCAAACGCCGCTGTCTTTTGGGCAAAAGTATCAGTTATTATAAGCATTTCATTATTTGTCCTAGGAAAATTATTAGGCTAATGACAACGACCCCTATCGAAAGCCAAATATATGCTTGCGCATCTTTTAACCTTTCATCATCACTGTGATACTGCTTTCTGGTTAACGCATCTTTTATCTGTCGAGCCGTGCCGCTGCATGGCTCTTTTTCTTTTCCTTGCGCCATTTCGGCATCTTTACTGTCCGTTTTCGAATCTAATCCGAATCTCCTGCTCATGTACTTTCACCTCCTTCCAGATATAATGAAATTAATCCGGTTATCCCTTTTCAAATTCAAAGGTTTCCTGGGCTTTTGCCCGGATGCCTTCGACGTCCAGGCCGAAGTTTCTGCAAATGTAGGCCGCTTCTTCGGCGGCAAATTTGGCCGCGTGGGCTACGAACCGGCTTTCTTTGGTCTTCTTGTCTTTCATCTTGGCCGCTGTCCGTAATCGTGACATTTCGCATTCATATAAGTTGTTTTCCAGGAACCCTTTTTCTTTCTTGTTCATTTTTTCACTCCCTTTCTATTACCGGTAGATCCAAACTAATATCTGTAGAGCTATCCCGAAAACTGCTAAAAGAATCCCCAAGCCAAATACAATAGCATCAATGCCATCCATCCATTCATCTTCAATTGAGCAACCGTTATCGCTTACCCATCTTGAACCGATTACAAAGTATGGCGGAATTCCCAGATACCAAGTAGTATTTTTGGTGATACGAATATAAATAATCCAATCTCTTACGACTACCGAAAGCTTACTATGTTTTACCGGGTCACCTTCAAAAAGAACTATATCTTTCTCCTCATCACTACTTGATAGCTGTAGTCTTTCCCAAAAAATTTCTTCTCTAATGCTTGTTTTTATTTCTTTCTTATTAGTATCAAATATTAATTCACGAGCACCCCTTACTAGTGGCATCATGGGTTCTGGCTTGTTTGTTTTAAAATCTTTCCTTCTTTGCGTCATTCTCTCTCCCTCCCTTGCATTACTCTCCTTTAGCTTCTACTGATAAGTAACAGAAATTCCAGAAACGTCATGTGCTCCTTGGGCATCCCGTTATGACCATAATTTTTAGCTTTATCTTTTCTCTTATGTTATTTTAAATCACGTTTAAGGGCGCAATAAATAATCTGTCGTTACTTTAAATAATTGCGACATTTTAATTAAAGTATCAATGCGCGGCTTGTTCTCGCCACGTTCCCATTGTGATACAGTCACTCTTTTTACGCCTAAAGCGTCGGCCAATTCAGCTTGTGTTAATTTAGCCTTTTCTCGCAATTCTTTTATTTTGTTCATATCATCACTCCCTCTATGTTATTTTATATCACCTGTTGTCTTTATTATATGTTATCTTAGATAACATGTCAAGTGGTAGTCCTGTTTTCTGTTATTTAATATCACATCTATTTATGTAATTTAAAATAACCTATAATATGTGTAGAGGTGATAAATATGAACACCGGTAACCGTTTAAAACAACTTCGAGAAGCAAAAGGACTTTCACAGTCAGAGGTTGCAAAAATAATTGGCGTCGGTAGAACCACGTATCTAAAATGGGAAAGCGGCGAAAATCAACCAACTAGAAAATTAGACCAGCTGTCTCGGTTCTTCAATGTTTCTATTGACTACTTGCTAGGTAAGTCTGATGTAAAAGCCATAAAAAGCAAAGAGCAGCATGGTAAAGGCGTTAAAATCCCTGTTCTGGGTCGTGTCGTCGCTGGTGTTCCTATTGATGCTGTCCAGGAGATTCTTGATTATGAGGAAATTACGCCGGAAATGGCAGCCACTGGCGATTATTTTGCGCTCCAGGTCAAAGGCGCGTCGATGGAACCGACGCTCCGTGATGGGGATATTGTCATCGTCAAGAAGCAATCCACTGTCGATAGCGGCGACATTGCCATTGTCCTCGTGAACGGTAACGATGCCACCGTCAAAGAAATAAAAGAAAGCCCGGCCGGCATCACCCTCATCGGCCACAATGCCGCCATCTATACCCCTCAATTTTATTCAAACAAAGAAATCCAAAACCTTCCTATACAAATCATTGGCAAGGTCGTGGAAATGAGGCGAAAATTTTAGAAAGGACTGATTGTATGAAAAAATCAATGTTAGTAGCCGCTTCCCTTTGTGCTTTATTGTCCGTTGTATCTATTGGCGGTTGTAGTAGTGATTCATCTTCTAGTAACTCAAGTAGCTCCCAGCAAACATCGAGTAATGTTTCATCATCAAATTACAAACTTGTGCTTTCGGATAAAAGACCAACCAAAATGGCCTATATCGCTATTATTCCTGATTCTTCCGTAACTAAAGAACAGCTTGAAAAAATTAGCCAGGAAGTCTTTGATAAGGCAAAAAAAGAAAATCCGAAGGCAACTAATTTATTTGTCAGTTTTACTGATACTGATATTGATGGCGTTCCTTATACATATGGTCAAATACAATCCATTAATGGGAAAGTATCTGAAAGCCTCAATATAGATAAGGATTGGTCAAAAAAGCCGACAGAACGCGACTATCGAACATATATTTTATACAATAAATTCCTTCAGCAAAATCCCAAAGCCAGTTATGAGGACTTCGTCAATTCTTATCAAGATGCCCCCTCAGCTGATGAAATTAAAGCCAGTGTAGAAAAAGTACAAGCATGGATCATGAAGTGATTTATTGAATAAACCCATTAATATGATATAAAAATAGGAGGTTTTACCATGGGATTATTTTCACATAACAAAGAAAATGTAGCTCCTGTTTCCCCTATGGCTTCTGTATTGGGGGAACACTTATTCTACCTTGACGGGCGCGGGGCAAACTTATTTGTCCATGAAAATTGTGTTGTTATTGACCGTACCAAGGGAGGCTTGATGAATTTAGGAAACCGGACATATAAAATTATTCCTTTCCGATATATCGTTTCTATTCAAGTAAAATCCACTGGTGCTACAACTGGTTTCATTGAATTTTCAACTTATGCACACGAATTTACCGAGATGAAAGGTTTTGACCGCGTTAATGATGAAAACACTGTAAACTTTGGCAGCGAAAAATCTGTAGAAGCATGCCGTAAAATAGTGGAATATATTGTTCCTAAAATTCTTTGATTGAAGATTCTTTTAATTAAATTCACAAGATATCCAGAAGCTCTCTGCCAAATACCATCGTAGATAATTTATCTTGCGAAATCCATGGCGTTTTCAACAGATATGCAAAAGATATTCGGAATTTTAAAAGTCTATATTTCCATGGAGGCCATTTATGAACGAACTCAAACTATTTGAATTTCAGTATAAATCATTGGTACGGCGTTGTTTATGGCCTGTCCGGTCTGGTAGGGGTCGCCAATTCGGATGTCTATAAAGACTTGTCTATTTGGGGCGGCCTGTTCATTATTTTCGCTATTTTCTACATTTTCTCTGGAATCAAACAAAAGAAAAGCGATAAAGCAACTCTGTAATCATCAAATAACTAAATAATCCGTTTCCACCATTGCTGATATATATACTTACTTACTTGACAATTTAATATTGGAGTTATACAGGGAGCTCGTTGTATAATGGAGTCAAGGAGGTAGTTGCTATGCTCAAAAATCTTTTTGACTTCAAAAAAAAATATCATGACGTAGAAACTGCCATCATTGATGATAGTCATGAAGTGAATGAGGCGATTTCTAAGTCAAAAAAGGAGTGGCATAAATGGGATCATTTGACCAAGAAAACGGTATGGATACCGAAAGAAAAATCCCCTTGATGGACATTTTATATAAGGATACCTACCGAATTGATTCATATCTAGCCCAAATCACCAACGGAACCCTGCGAGGCGTTAAATTACAAAACCACGCTTCCCAGGGTTCTTCTCGTTCTATAAAAGGCAGCATTAAGATAGCTAGTTTCAACAAAGGAAGTAAAAAGCTGAGTGATTATCTGCAAGAGCAAAATATTGACCCGCATGACCATAGTATCATTGAGTTAATGAACATCTTAGACCTGCCTATCTATGATAATTTACCTGAAAAGGCACAAGGAGCCCTTGTCCATATTCATGGTCAACTTTCTATACGTGATTTCAATGCTTGTGTCGACATAGTTCCTTTCATGGCCAAGAATCGGCAATTATTCAATATAGAAAAACAAGAAGCAACAAACGTGAATAAAATGTTCTCTGCTATAACTAAGTTTATCCCCATGAATATTGAAGCAGAGTTATCTATGTCTTCTGGCGAAATCGTTCGTGGCATCTTGAAAAGAGATGCAATGTTAGACAGCTATAAAGATATTGCGTCGATATATGGAGTAGATCTTCCTGGTGACTGGGATATCGTCGGCATATTAGATACAGGGAAGCCCGCCCCTCGACCGATGAAAGGCAAGCTTCGTGCGGGATTGGACCAGCTTGCGGCTATGGCCAAGCTCCTATACGACGACCAGTCTTCTAATGGCACCATTATTCCCATATTAATTTTTAGATGCTTAGAAAAGGGCTAATTACCTTGAAATCGCTGAGTTCATAGTTTTTTATGTTTTACGGAGGTTATTTATGAACGAACTCAAACTTTTTGAATCACAATATATACGCTCTGTATGGAATCCAGACGAGGAACAATGGTATTATTCTGTTATTGATGTCATAGCAGCACTGACGGACAGCTCAGATCCTCGGAATTATTGGAAAGTATTGAAAAGCCGATTAAAAAAAGAGGGAAACGAAACGGTTACAAATTGTAACCGTTTGAAACTTCAGGCGGCTGACGGCAAAATGCGTCTTACAGATGTAGCCAACACGGAAGAACTTCTTCGAATCATACAGTCCGTTCCATCGCCTAAAGCCGAGCCCTTCAAACTTTGGTTGGCGCAAACTGGTGCTGATCATCTTCTGGATCTTGCCGATGCGAAAAAACTGCAAGAAGAAATCGACACGCGGATACGGGCTCGCGATGACGTCCGCGAACATAATAAATCGCTGGCGAAGGCGGCCCAAGATGCCGGTGTTTCGACAAATCAAGAATTTGCAAGATTCCAGAACAGCGGTTATATGGGGCTGTACGATGGAGAAACAGCAGCCGCCATTAAACGCCGCAAGGGATTAAAGAAAAGCGAAGATATTTTAGATAATATGGGCAGTGAAGAATTGGGCGCCAACCTCTTTCGCATTACACAGGCAGAAGCCAAATTACGGCGTGAAAATATTCAGTCCAAAGAAGAAGCCAATAAAGCTCACTTCGAAGTCGGATATACCGTCCGCAAGGCTATCGAATCATTAGGCGGAACCATGCCAGAAGACCTCCCTACTCCTGATAAAAGCATCAAGCAGATTGAACACGAAAGAAAAAATCAGCTGAAGAAAAAATAAAAGAAAGGATGAATCCTATGATGAAGAAACTTACCTTGTTTCTGACTATGATCTGCGTATTGTCCTCGGCCGGCACAGCCTTTGCCGCCGACTACCTGGGCAATCCCCGTTCCATGAAATTCCATTACACAACCTGTCGTACCATCAAACATCCCGAAAATTTCGTACCTATTGACTCCCGTGATGAAGCCCTTGCCGAGGGGTATGTACCTTGCGGTGTATGTAAGCCGTGACATTAAATATCTTTATGGAGGTGCTATATGGAAACACAAACATTAAAAATAAAAGAGATTCCAACTAATCAACAATATTGGTTTTTCCGTACAGAAGCAGGCTCATATTATCCGGATTTTTATTTTAATGATTATATTGCATATGGTTGGGATGATTTTACCAATATTGAAGATTTAAAGGAAGCGCTACACTCTGATGAAAAGAAAACTTTATTAAAGGAAGAGTTCAAAAAGAAATATCCTGATGAAAAACGCGAAGGTCTTGCTATTAACCAAATGCTCCTATTTATTGATACAATGAAAATTGGAGATATTGTGCTTATTCCATCTGCCGGCGGAGATCAATTAGCTATTGGTGTTATCAAAAGTGATGTCTATATTTATGACAATAAATCTTCGGAAGATATTGATGACATATTGGATGATGAAGAACGAGGGTATAAATCTTGCCCTTATTTGAAGCGTCGAAATATACAATGGATAAAAACAATAAAAAAAGGAAAATTAGATCCTCATCTTTACAAACTGATGTGTGCTAGAAATACTATTTCCGATGCGTCCAACTATGATATGTATATTGATAGGGATATGTATCCAATCTATTTAAAAAATGGCAAGGTATATATTTCATTACGTGTTGAACAAAAAGAAGGAATCTCTGCTTTAGATATGAGCAATCTGCTAAGTAGCTCACTATTTATTCTACACGCATTTGAAGATGAAAAAATAAAATCGGAAATTGATTCACTTGAGGTTAAAATGATGGTTGAATCTCCAGGGGTCATACAATTTATAGGTTATGCTGCCGCTACCACTATGTTATTAGGATCTATTTCCCAATTTGCATTTGGTGCAGATATTAATTTTGAAATTGCAGGACAAACATACTCCATTCATTCCAATGGGGCTGCACAGGCTTACATTGACTATAAAAAAGAAGAACATCGCCATGAAGAAACAATGGAACAAGAAAAAAATCATCATGAACTTGATATCCAAATATCAAATTTAAAAAAATCTCTGGAGCAGATGCAAGTATCTATTCCAGAGGAGTTGAAAAACTAATCATTTAATGGTTACATTGGTTATTGTCATTGTGGCAACTATAGCAACTAACACAATACAGTATTTTATTATCTTAATATTGTAAATTCGTACTTCCCATAAATTAGGCTTGAGTAAAAATGGCGTTGCTAAAATCATAGAAAAAAAAGAAACAATGAAACTATAGGTAATTATTTGACCCAACGACACGTATAAGAACCTGTACATAACATCATCTCCTTTTTTCCTTATTATAATTTACAGAACAACGCCAGTCAACTTTATAAAATTACCCGCTGTCTATATTACCCGACAGCGGGTAATTACTACATATTCGCTTTGATTTTTTCGATAATCAAACGCTGTACCCATTTGGGCGGCATCCGATTTCCGGCGTTCCATTCCTGGACCGTACGATAAGGTGCGCCTAAGAGGTCAGCTAATCCTTTTACATTCAATCCAGCTTTCTTGCGCGCATACTTGATAGGATTATTTTCCCGGTCAATGACATCTTGATACGCGTCGGTATCAGCAACCACTAAATTAACGAATCCATTTTCCGGTACTTTTACTTTATCCCGCGGTGTCGGTTCGGGTATAGCCTGCTTTTGCTGTTCCATATTCCAGACCATTAAATTCAAAACATCGTCTGCATTTTCCATTGCTTCGGTCAAGGTTGCGCCATCGGTAAAGCAACCGTCTACATCCGGAAAATTTACGTAATATACTTTGTCTTTTTCATCCCATTGAAATGTAGCTGGGAAAATATATTTACTCATGACGTCCTCCTTTTTATATGAATCAGGTCAAGGGGATTTCTCCCCTTGCCTTACTGAATACCAGCCTGTTTAAAAATAGCTTTAATAGTTCCTGACGGTATGTCCTTATTGTGCCGCCAGACGGGGAATTGCTTTCCCGTTATCGGGCTGTAATACAGGTCATGATTTCCACCATGCCCAATCAACTTGCACCCATTCTTTTTAAGGATCTTTAACAGCTCCGACCTCTTCATTCTGTAACCTCCTTTCTTTAATTATATTATACACCCTATGAGTGTATTTGCAAATATAAAAAAACACCTTCTGAGTTTATTTTCATTTTTAAAAGGGGCGATTGTTATGAAAAAAAGACCTGATGGCCGCTACAAAGTCTCTCTGACCATCGACGGCAAGCGTCATTATTTTTACGGCCGAACCATCAAGGAAGCGGAACAGCGTCGCGACAAATTCAAAAATGCACTCCACGCCGCGCCCAACGTCGATTATAATATCACCTTAGGTCAATGGCTATCTATCTGGCTACGAGGCGCCAGGTCGACGCTGGCAGAGGATACATTTGATTCTTACGTCTTTCAGCTGCGCCGCTACGTACTGCCGACGCTGGCTAAGGTAAAATTGATTGAGCTACAGCCGCACATGTTCCGCGACCTGATTGCCTCCCTGCTCTCCCAGGGATACAGCAATCGCACGGTACAATATGCGATAGCCGTGGTCCGAATCGGACTGCGCCAGGCCGTCAATGACGGCATCATCCCGACGTATCCGCTCCGCGGCGTCAAGCTTCCGGCTGTAACCCATGACAAAGTGCTGGCATTGACAAAGGACGAAGCGGGCCGCTTCCTGGCGTCCGTCCCGAATCCTAAGCACCACAACCTGTACTGGGTCGCCCTCTATACAGGCCTGCGCCGGTCCGAACTGCTAGGTCTCCGCATCAACGACATTGACATAAAAAATAAGACGCTCACGGTCAATCAAACGGTCCTTAATGTCGGCGGAAGCGTCGTAATCAGCCAGACGACGAAAAATAAATCATCTCATCGGACGATCTCCATTGATGATCAGACGCTGTCTGTCATCCGGAACCAAGAAAAAATAATCTTCAAAGAGCGCATGGCTGCCATGAGCTACGAAAACAATAACTTGCTCTTTGCCCGCCCCGATGGACGTCCGTATGATCCGAAATACATTTCCCGCCGCACGAAGGCCTACGGCCGCAAGTCAGGGATGCCGGAAGCTTTCTCTTTCCACACCCTCCGTCATACCCATGCGACGCTCCTGGTCAAAGCCGGCGTCCACTTCAAGGTCATCCAATACCGCCTTGGCCATGCTACCTTTGCCCAGACCATGGACACATACAGCCACATCACGCCGGCCATGGAAAGCAGCGTCGTCGACAAACTCCGTGACCTCATCTGA